TTCTTCGTAGCAAGTAGTCGTAGGTTTGCTGCACATTTTTGGTCAAGTAGTGACTTCATTTTGACAAAACGACTCATAATCCCACTGTGGCCATTCAAATTTGAAATGACGCAATTTCTAATATCCAACATTATATTTGTTCCTTGTTTGCTTTTCGTTTAATCCAAGCGAGTTTTTGTGCCACTGATTTTTTTGCTTTTGTTTCATCTGTATCTTTTTTACCTAAATTAGCAATTCTACAATGTGCTTTATGTTCTTCAGACAGGGTGCGGCCGGTCAAACTTGCTCTGCGTTTAGCCTTTGTTTCTTCGCTATCAATGCGTCCGTTACGATAATTTGTTCCACGATTAGTAGGCTTTCCTAATTTTGCAATTGACATTGCTTTTCGTGCATGTTCAGATTTTTTAACTCCAACGGCTGAACCACCATCTAATGTTTCTGGTTTTAAATTAGCCCAGGAATCAGATTCTACAATATCAAAAAAATCACTAAACAATTCTGCAAATTCCTGACACAATGCAAGATCATCAAACTGTTCAGTCCAAACAGTGTTTATCGTCCATCCGTGTTTATTGCAATGTGATGTCCAATATTTTCCTGATCCATTGTAAGAATATGGGTCACGAGTGGTCTTGCCAAAATAGCGCAATCCAGTAACAGCGTGTTCTTTAATATACAAATATGTCATATTATCTATTTAGTCATCACATGACACCACCTTCGGCAGACCAAGAACGCTTCCAAACTGGCTTATTAATGTCAATTTGCGACTTTCTTATGTTCATATCGTGCCTAAATGCAGCCATACGTTGTTGTGGTGATCTTCCATCGTATGGTTCAGCAATGCCGTTTAAACATCCAAGCAAAGCATAACGAGCAGAATCAATACAATCGTCAGGATCTGAGAATCTGCCCTTTTCATCCACAAAGTAATTCTGTGCTTCACGCAAAAATTCCACGCAGTTTTCATTTATATGCAATGTNCCAATCTCCAACATTTGTCTCATAATATTGATACCAAAAGACTTATGATTAGTTCTTTTGCCCGCATCATCTGGCGGATTCATGATCGCCTCTGGATGAACATTGAGTTCATAACTCTCCAAGAATTCTCTCAGAGATTGTGCACTCATTGTATATCTGCCTTGACTGTTTGCATCGGCTGGCAATACAATCGGTGTTCCAAAAACTTCTGGTCTCATTAGATGATTCACGTAGTTCATCGGATTTGCTTCCTCAGTTCCCTTCACAACAACTTGAGTATGTAACCATGCCTCTTGCTCGTGTGGCATCCAATACATCAAAGAGATAACTGTTCTGTCGTTGACAAGACCAAGATCAAGAGCGATAATCCTATGAATACCAGAAATATTTCTAAAATCGTATTCACCAGTTTTATAAGTGGGCNAGTTTCGCAACTGGAAAACAGCGCCTTTGCCCATAACAGGAACGCCATTGCGACGAGCATCTCTTTCATGTGGTAGGTAATCTCTCTCTAATTGAAGTCTTGTTGACATTAACAAGAATGGTTCGCCCCACGGATCATATTCGGGCACATCATCCCACGATACTCTGATGTGTTCGTATCCTTCTTCTTGATTCCAGAATTTTGACACGAGACCGTTTAAACCCTTCAACGGAGTAAAAGAACAAAGAACTTGTCCTTGTGTTGTTGCTGTTCTCGTTACAATTTCTGAGAAGAAATCGTCGGGTGGTTGTTCATCAAATACGGCTAGGTTTAATTTGAAACCCTGCATTTGGCGAACCTCTTGAGTGTAGTTAGCAAATATCAAATAACTTTTTTGACCAGTTACATGTTTGATCTCAACACCAATACAGTTCGCACCATCGTTTCTCATCGTATCAAATATGATACAATCACGTGGTATAGCACCAGTACCAATATTATCTTTTATCTTGATGTCATTTGTTCCAAGCAATTCATTTTGCAACACCATCGCAACTTGAGACCAACCCTCACCAGCAACCATCGCAGTTATAGGTTTATCAAAACGTTTACCTTCCCACCAAGATGGATACAAGCCAGTCAAGTGATAAGCAGTCTCAAAACAAGTTGATACCGTTTTACCAATTCGGTTAGCAGCAAGTATTCCACGTCTTTCAGAGTGACCTGTTTTGAAAAATTTTAGTTGGTGTTCAAATGGACGAAAGTACTTGAGTTGATTATAGCACATATCATCACGAATGGAGATTGCATAATCCTCAAATTTCTGTTTTGCAACAAACGGCATATGAGCNAGAGATCCGATTTGCAACTTGTTCTCATCACAAGCGTATCGTATCGCTCTTCTCATCAACAGAGATGAATCAATCATTTAAAATCCTTTTCGGATTTCGTTTAGATAGTATGCAGATTGGGTCAGTTCTTGAATTTCAATAGTTGATAGTTTCCATGTGGTGGGATCATCAACAAGTACCCCATCACGTTTATCTAACCCAATTTGCAAACGTTCCATGACAAGTCTCAGACAATGTTCAATTTGTCCAGGATACTTCTGTGCAAAAGCATCACGATGTATTGCATTTACTTTCTGCAATATCTTTGTATCTTGGACAACTTTTAAAGTCTTCTCATCCACGATTAGACAACATCCCAAGGATTATCAGAAGAGTTCTTGTTATCACCAAGGATAAACTCACGATCAATCCACACATCCCAATAGGTCTTGTTATTGATTTTTGCTTTCTGTAGTTGTGCACGTAACACAGAACCACGTGGTGTATAGCGACCATTGCTGTCACGAATCAGTTGTTCACCCTCACGTGGATCAACCCACGAATATTTCTCTGGCACTTCCTTGCCAAACTTGTTGACACGTGTTCCAACAGCACGAGCAGTGATAGGTCCAATGATTTCGTATGTGATTGCATTGTTGATGTATTTTCTAAACACAACTTCACACTTCTGACCTTGTGCATACATCTCTTTGTCTGGGTGTGGGAATGTCTTTGATATGTAAGATGTAACAACTGGCACATCAAACACTTCTGCTGGTCTTGTCAACACTGTACGGAATGTGTCAACAGGTATCAAATCATTCTTGTCTAGGTATGGGTTCTCAGTACCAACCAAGTAGTCATCGGGTTTCTCACCATTCAGAACATTGAGTGCTGTCTGATATTTGAATTTGTTTGATCTACCTTTCAGATTCAGCACATAGCCAGTCTGATCAAATACAAACTTCTCCAACTCTTTCGCAGTTGGAAAGTCGGTCATGAGACCTTCTAGATCAAATAATGGTTCTTGGGGTACTTTGGCAGACTGAGCCACCGGTGCGGTTTCTTTTTTCATTGCGTTTCCTTAAAATAAAATAATGAGGGTTTTACAGACCCTCAGAACTGACACAAGCAAGTGTTTTGTTTAGTCTCTCTTAGCGTACTTAGACTTACGAGCAGTAAAACGTTTAATTCCAGAGTTGGATTCAATACCACCAGATTCTGGCACTTCGTGTTCACCAGGATTCATCTCCAACTCTTTTGCACGAGAAGAGAATGCATTCATGATTGCCTCTGCGATTGGTTCACGTGATGCTTTATCATTTAAAAAGTTTCCACGCTTTGCCTTATGTGCACCTTCGTTACCATGACGTGGTCCCTGTGGTACATTCACATTATCTCTTGAGTATGGATTTTTAGACCATGTCTCCCAAGTTTTAGTATCGGTCTTGTCAGCCGACGCTTTCTTTAGAATTCTTTCTTTCATTTCTTCATCCCTTTTAGTGTCTCGGCAAAACGTGCGCGTTGACCTAATTTGCCAGGTGCTTTAGCAGCCTTTGCCAATTTCTTCTCAGGAATCTTTTTGTCCATCGGAACTTTCAATTCCTTGTGTAGTAAACCAGGATGCTTGATTGCAGACTGAATAAACTTCTTCGCTTCTTTGTGGTGATGTTCTGCTTTCTCGTGGTGCATAGATGCTTTCTTCATTGCAGACATCGGGTTCATTTTCTTGGTTGCCATTGTGTTTCCTTTATTGACGATCTTGTAATACTGGCAATACACTCATGTAACTGTAGCCAGATGCTATGCCAGTTGCGACAACTGCCAGATTTGATATGAATCTTGATCCATCAACACCAGCATCCGCATTTGGTAGACCAATAACTGCTGTGTCGCCAGGTGCAAGGAATTGCCCTTTTGCTGCCGTGTTGTCTGATGGGATACTCAGTGACTGAGTAGCAAGTGCAGTGTTGCTAGACATTCTGAAAAAGATTGTGTTTGAAGAACCGTTAGTGAACAACCACTTGTTTACTGGTGTGTCGCTCCTTACGTAGAATCCGTAACTGCTACCGAATCCAGGAACGTTCGCATTGAACACCGATCCATTTGGGAAATAGTTAGATGCTGACATGATTAGTTTCCTACGTTGATTGCATCAGGATTTGGGAAACGTGGTACTTTAGTATTACCAATTGGTTTCTCACCTTTTGCAGTTGCAATGGTTAGTTTGTGGGGGTCTTTGGTAACTGATGGACCGATACCTCTCTCGTCACCAGAATCAGACTCGTTACCATGACGTGGACCCATGCCATAGTTCTCTTTCATTGTCAATTTTGCATGATTGCCAGCGAATCTATTACCAGCACGGTTTACACCGTCGCCCATCTGACCATTGAAAGCGAAGTCTGCACCGTCACCCTTTTGGTCAGCACGAGTTGTGGGTTTGTACATTCCCTCACCATGTGCCATGTCGTTGCTTGGTTTACGACTCAAAGTTGTATTCTTTGTATTCTTACTCATTTTACATTTTTCCTTTTAGTGCTTTTACTGCGTGATGATGGTCTTCATGTTTACGTCCATCTGCGTGTTTTTTGTTCTTCTCGTGTGAGTGTCTTGTCTGCATTGCAGGATGAGCACTGTTGTGTTCCATGTTCTCAACACCGTAGAAGTCAGATATATGTCCTTCACCAAAGGCAGTCTTGCCCTTCATGGCTGAACCTAGGTTTGCAGTATCCATAGGTACTTCGTGTGCTTCAGGTACGTTGCTCATATTGCGTACTTTACGTGGTTCTTTGTTAGCCTCACGTTGCTTCTCAGATCCTAGTTTCATAACTGCATCTGTTGGGTTAAGGTTGTATACACCTTTGCTCATGCTTGCTTTCATTATAGTTTGTGTCCTTTTTCGCTCATGTCTTCATCATTATTTAATTGATGTTCTGCTTTGGTCATCTTCATTGATGATGGTCTNGTGTAGGTAGGCTCAACNGTTTTGCTGTGGTACATCTCNCTTCGTTTTGCAGACGATCTAGAATGTGGTTGAGGTTGTTCAGCAAATGANTTNCCAGTNTTGGTGTTACTGTTAGCCATGCCAGTTGAACTGTTGCTTGGTCGTTTGGCAATCGTAGACTCACCAGCATGTTCGTCACTGTGGTGTTTCTTCTTTGCTGCATCAGCGACGCTGTACGCGATCGCTACTGCCTGCTTCTGTGGCTTGCCTGAATGCATCTCTCGTGAAATATTTTTCTGAAATGCTTTGGGTGATGATGATTTAATTAATGGCATTATGTAATTATTTATCTTTATGTTATTACGACTTTATCGGCACAAGAAGTATCTGGTCTGCCTCACCTGTCGTCCACTGTCTGCTATCGTTACTGAATACTTGGTAACCTTCTTTCATACGATTGACAATCTCCTCTGCTGTTACATCTGTCCAATCGTACTGCATTGTCGGATATATCGGATCGTTCGGTCCTGCACCACATTGTCCTTTGTTTCCGAGTAATCTGCAATCGTCAATGATGATTATGTCGTCGTATGGTCGCATCGCAAGCAAATCAAGTTCTTGCAATAGTGGTGTCTCTTCGTCACCAAATGCTGTTGTTCCACCCGAGAAATGTGCATCAAGATATATCGTCACAGGTTCTTTGATACTGTCAAGCAATTCTGGTAATACTTTCTTACTATCTCCATGATGCATCTTCACATTCGTGTGGAATTTAAATTGGTCAACATTGTAGTTGTACCATTTGTCAGACAGTTCAATACTGTGAACTATGGTATAATGTGGTGCAACCTCTTTCACTCCATTGCCGAGATAGCATCCTGTCTCAATGTACTGTCTCGTCTGTTTAAGTTTTGTAACATCGTAAAAATGTTTTGATAGTAATGGCATATTGTTTGTTTCCTTTCAGTTCAATATTAATTTCAGTTCAATTATTTTTTCTTAGCGGTCTTAGCAGATTGCTTGAACGCTTTCGCAGTAGGGTAACCTTTGTCACCTGGTTTCTTCGGTGGGAGTCCTTTCTCCCTACGTTTGTTTATGTTGTAGTACAGACCTTGCTTTGCTTTTGGTGTCGCTTTCATTTACATCCCCATCTCTTCAATGATGCTTTAGCACGCTCGGCAGGACCTTTGCTCTTACTGACTACTCCACTCATTCTTGCACAAAATGAGTCATGTCTTGCACCACTCTTCTGAGGTGCTTTGATTTTGCTGCCTGTTGCTTTGTTGTACTTTGCACGTCCTTTCGCTGTGAGTCTGCACCACGTGATGCTGGTAATTTCTCACCACGACCTACTGATAGACTTGGATTCTTTTTTGTAGCCATGATTAATTTGCAAGTCCTGGAAAGCGTCTGCCAGTATTCCTAGCGTTCTCTGACACGCTCTCGTCAGGATTGAGTTGATCTGTTATTCTTGCTGCACTCTGTCTACCACCTAATATCTTAGCATGGTAGTGCACGCTTCTAGAATTTGTGAAAGTACTGTGAGGGGTTAAGTTAGCATTTACTTGTCTAGTCTTTGGTTGCTTGTTCAATGCACCCTCTGCTGTCAATGTTTTTGTCGCAGATATTTGTCTGACATTAGGTCCTTCCATCTTGTCCTTATTCTTGACTGACGATTTTGTAACACCTTTTGTAATTGTCATAGATACCCCTTAAAATTTACCTGCATTTTTGTGCACGAAAAGGTCGTTTTTGTGCATTTGAGTGAACGAAATCGGTCGTTTGCGACACGAAAATGAACGATATTTTGCAGGGGGTACATAGGGTAGCACCAAGCACAATATTACTCATGCTTTCCACCCTTTTCAATACTCTCTGTAATTGTTGTTAGCGTCTTCAATGCATCTGAGAAAGCCATGCGCTTAAGGTCAACCTGATCAATGTCCTCACTGATCTCAACCTTGGTCATATTGTGCATCAACTTGTTGACAAGTATGTTATGATACTTCATCGTAAGATTGTGATCATTGTTACTCGCTGCTTTTTTAAAATCCTCAATCAGCACCTGATCATACGGTTTGCCAAACTGTAACTGCACCTGCTCCAACAGTCCATCAATCGTTATGCTAGATTTGCGACCAGGTGGTCTGCCTGCACCAGGTCTTGCACCACCGAGTTTACTTTTAACTTTAATATTATCCATATTTTTATTTATTCATTTCATAATGTGAAAAAAGTTGAATTAAATCAATCACCCCCCTATTTTGCGGGGT